ATTTTTTCGACACTAGACATTACAATCTTCTTCATCAAGTTTGATTGTATATTTTTGCCTAGTAACGGGATAGCATTACGTTTGATAGCTATTGCATCAAATGGTCCTTCGCATAATATAAACGGTAGATCCCAATTTATAAACAACTCAAATGGTATAATATCACGAGATACAGATGGATTTTTATATTTAATTTTAGGATCTTTTTCAAATGAACGACCTGTAAAATAATTTAAACTTCCATTAGCATCATATGAGGGAATAATAACCATATTTTTATATGGACCTGTTTCACAATAACCAATATTGTATTTAAGAATATCTTCCTCTGAAATATTTCTGGATTTTAAGTAAGCTAATGCTTGGCGTCCTGAAATGTTTGTTTGGGTAATGTTTTTAAATGTTTTAAATTCTTTAGGTAAATTTATTTTTTCAGCAACAGCATATTCTCTATCAGATGTTTCTGTTTTAACTAAAGCTCTTAACTCCATCATCTTTTCAGGTAATGCTGTCTTTTGTTTAAATACTTGAGCTACTTTTTTACCTTTTTTATCACAAGCCCAACAATGCCAAGGATTCTCTCCCTTTTTATTTTCGGTAAAGTTAATTTCTAGTTTGGGTTTATGGTGATTACAGAAGGGACAACTATAAGCATAGTTACCTCTTGCTGTTGGTTTACCAGTTCCTAATACAGAATTTACTAAGGCAATCAGTGGTTGATTGAGCATAACCTCAATATACAAACTTATTCTTGCGTAGCAAAGTCTTTGGTGAAAAATTTTCCTAAAATGTTGTCATTAAAATATTTTTCAGGTTTCTCTAATACACCATATGCAAATAAGTACTTACATTCATAGTAAGTAAGAAGTTTTTTATTAAAAACAAACTGTAATATCTCACGGGTAAAGTCCTCTTGTTTACCGTCCTTAATGAGAGCTACAATTTGTTTTGTAGATCCGTAATACGTTTTCCAATCAGATTCCTTTTGAACTACTTGAGTAGTAGGTTTACGACCTCTACCTGTTTGCTCGGCCAGTTCTTTTTTGGTTAATTTACGTTTAACGTTGTGATATAACGATTTTTTTCCAATATACGATACCCCACTTGGTTTGTGAGTTGTCATGTATATAAAACCGAATGTTCCTTGAGGCATTTCCTCAATTGAATTTATAACTTTTCCTTTGTATAACCACATAATTTATCTATCTATGTTTACTAATATTGTTGTATCTGTTGTTGCGTTTGTTGGTAATGGTTGTGATAATTTTCCTATTGCTAATAAATTTTGATCTTCATCATATAATCCTATTGTTGTTACGTAAGGAGCAAAATAAGATGCTGTAGCAAAAGGATATAAACTATCAGTAGGTTGATAAAACTGATAGAAAGAGGATGTATTAATAGCAGATGATCCACTACTATTTATAGAAGAACTATAAAATGATCCAGAAAGAGGAATATTTCCTGATATTATTGTTGGATTTTGTGAGTAATTAAATTCACTTTCAGCAATAGTACATTTGTATTGAGTTTCATAAATCGTAAGAGATGATGAAAATGAACAAGTTACATTTGAAGATGTAACAAAGTTTTGAACTACTTCTGAGTCTGAGGTACCATATAAAGATGAGCCATAAACAGCAGTACCATAAGCATCTGCTTGAGGTTGTGAATCACTAGTAATAACAGCTAAACCATGAGAATAAAATATATTACCACACATTTCTCCAGTAGTAGCAAATATTAAATTTCCTTCTCCATCATCATAAATAGAACCACTAGGTGCTATCCATTTAAATGAACCTGGTTGGATAAAGTTTCCAAATAGTCCTACAGGAATTGATAATACACCAATAAGTGAATTAGAAGAAGTTGGGAAATATTTTGGAAAAGTTAATGATGTTTGAGGATAATTATAAAATCTACCTGCTGAAGATATAGAACCCGATAATACATCTCCTGAAGGATCTGAACCAGGAATTAAACTTGCAGTGTTTACTGGTGATCCATAACTTTGAGTAGCATTAGTAAAGTTAGAGTAATAAAGTTGTTTAATTGAACTATATACTAATCTTTGATATTGAGTAGATAATTGTCCTGTTGTAGGATCTGTGGTAGGGTTAAATAATGAACTAGTAACTAAACCTTGAAATCTATCAATTCCTACATTAGATCCTGTTAATTCATTTGCTCCTTGAAAAGTAAATGATTTATTTACCTCAAAAGGAGATATTATTAAATCCGATGCTAGAAACTGTTTGTATGCGTTCATTCATTTTAGAAATCTAACTTAACACGAACTAATAATTCTGAAGTGAAGTCTTTTTGTAGTGGTCTTGATAATTTAGCTACTGCTAACAATTCATTAGAATCATTGTATAAACCAATAGTAGTAATATATGTTTGAGGATTGTTAATGAATTGGCTGTATATAATTTCACCTGTTGAACCAGTAATAAATGATGGATTTTCAGAATAATTAAATTCAGAACTTTTTGCTCTTACAAACACATAGTCTGATGATAAAGTTTCTTGAGAATTTAAATAAAATGATCTTGAACCACTAATAGCTTGATATAAAGAGGTATTAGGAGATACGTTAGGAGCAGTTGAACCTGTTGATGAACCACTGTATAAGAAAGCAATACCTCCACTAATTACTGGAGCTGCTAATGCTTTAGGGTTTAATAAAATAGTTCCAATATCAGGTAATAACCAACCATACGAACCAGAATTAGCTGAGTATCCATCAGCAGTTGTTGCTGAACTTGTTACTTTAACTCCTTGAGATCCTGATATTAATTGGAATACTCTTCCTGCTTCACAATATAAAACAGTAGAAACATAGTTACTATTATCTGTTAAAGTAATAGAACCGGCACTTCCTGAAATAGTTAATCCTAAGGAACCCAATAATAATGATTCTTTATATCTAGCTCTTTCAAAAGAAAGGGCAAAAAATTCAGAAGAAGTAATAGTTCCAAATACAAAATTTGTATTTTCATCTCCAATTACAATATCTTGGTATTGACCAAAAATTGTTGCTGTTGGAGAGTAACCATTAACTAAATTATTATAATTTAAACTTCCACTTCCAGCAGCATTACCATAAGCAATAGCAAACTGAACAGCTGAACCAGATAATGTAGAACCTGTTTGGAAAACGTTTAAATAATAACTACCAGCAGCACTGGTTCTTTGAGTTGAAGATGTAAAGAAAGTAGTAAGTTGAGGGTTATTAGTAGACCACAAAGTAGCCGTTACCGAATCTGTACTTACAACAATATCTGATGGGTCAAAAGCTTTAAATGACATTTTTTATATATTATACTTTAGTTAATGTGAATGGAACAGTTGCTCTAGCACCACTATCTCTTCCTTGAATTTGAATAGTTGCTTGTAATGTAGTACCAGCAAGAGCATTAGAAGGGAATACAGCATTAATAGTTGTACCTCTAATATTTAATGAAGTACCAATAACAGTTTTAGAAACAGTAGTTCCTGTTGTTTGTGGATTAACATTTAATAATTGAGCTTGAGGAGTATTAATACCAACACCTTCAAATGTAGAAGTTAATCTAACATCAGAAATAGTAAATGTATATCCACTAGCTTCAATAGTATTTCCTCCAGTATAGTTTAATGTTTCTGGTTGGATAATTTGAGATTGTCCTTGTTTCAAACTAATAACAGTAGGAACAGCTAAAATAGGCAATTTAGCAGTACCACGAGGTAAAGTAATTAACTTATACTTCATAGTTTGAGTTTCATTAGGAAATGCTTCAAGTAAAGGCATATTAATAATGGCTTCACCATAATAAGCTGAACCTGAAGGTTGGTTAGGATTATATAAAGTATAATCAATTTCATCATCCGCTAAAGCGAATTGAGTAATACGAAACGAACCATCATTTTGAGCTAACAATTGACGGCCTTTTGTTGTTAAAATAGCGTCTACGGTTACTACGGTATTATTTAAATATCCCATGTTTTTTGCAATTTATTATAAATATGTAAGTTTTTTGTTTTTATTATATTAGTCCTGCTTTTTTAGCAACTTCTATTGGATCATAGTTAGGATCAAAATTATATGGTATTAATAATCCTTTACCTGTGAATGTAGGTAGTGTAGAAACCAACACAAAGGTTTCATTAGGTACTCTTCTTAATATTCTCCAGTTTTGAGTAAGAGGATTTGATGGTACAGAACCTGTTATTCTATTCATATATAAAGAACTAGAAGAATCATAATCAGATCCTGATTGGGCAGATATTAATTGATAAGAACCAGTTCCATAAAAACTAGAATCCATACTTGATGTATCTGATGTTCCAAATCTTATATAATCTCCATATTGTAATGGAAGATAAGTATTAGAATAAACAATATCTATTGTTCCTGCACTGCTTGTAACACCAAAATAGTTACCTGCTTGTTTGTTCATTATATAAATAGAAGAACCTCCTAATCCTGTTGGATTAGGTAATTGAATTCCTACATTAGGATCAATACTTCCAGATGCTGGTGAAGAACTAGTTATAAAAGAAAATGCCCATCCTAAAGTTTGTGCATCTTTTAAGAAAACACTTTGTGAAAGTGCAAAACTAGCTGTTGCGTAAATATATGTACCTAAAGATTGAGAATAATTTACATAAATTTCACTACTACTTGAACCTGATCTAGTAGCTATTGTATCAAAAAATGCTCCTCCTTCAACAATTGTTAATTGTGGGAAGTTTGTTACTTGAGTACCTGAAATTTGATAAGCTGTAACTGGATCTCCTTTTTTAAATGTTTGAGAAACATTAAATAAATTATAATTATTAGCATCTAAAGTAGTAATATTACCTTCAATGTCAACTAAGTTAATAATATGAATGTTACCACCACCTGGATATTCAGGATTAGATCCTCCTATCCAGTCAAATAAAGCAAAATATTTAGTATACTTATCAATTGCTGCTGTTTTACCATATGATTGATCACCAGGCCAGAAACTTGCCGTTCCTAAAACTGTAGGTACTCCAGAACCTGAAGGAGTATAAAAATTATATTGGGCACTTGTATTTTTAGATCCTACATAACGAGGATATATACTACGAGCTAAACTGTAGTTAGAATCTTGAATTTGAGCGTAAGTAGCTGAGGATGATAATATTAAAGCTTGGTTAACAGGCCACGTATCTCCTAATGCAGCATAATCTACATTAAAGTATTTATCTGAGATTCTATTACTATAAACATTATTGTAAATAGCATTATAATCACCATATATTTCTAAATCTCCAGGAAATAATTGTTGCTGATCAATAGAAGGATCATTAGGATAACCAACATCTGATGGATTTACTATGTTAATAGTCCAAAAAGAACTTGTATTTACTGAACCTGTTATTGCATCACCTCCAGGGGTAGCATCTATTAAAAAGTTATATCCTACACTGTAGGTATATCCTCCTTTAAGAGTAATATTTTGAAAAGTAACACTTTGAGATATATTAACTGTTCCTCCAGCACCAGGACCTATTCCTGTAAATGGTCCAAAAGTATAAAATTGTTGAGAATTACCTCCTGTTTCTTCAAGGAATGAAGCACTAAATGAACCGGTTCCGTAAGGTACATTAGAAAGACTATTACCATACATAGATCCTGATAAGAAAATAGTAATATCAGCTACACAATCATATGTTGGAGTATATTTAAAACTAGAAGTACTATAACTAGGATATAATTGTGAATTAGATACTACTGAATAACTTATTAATCCTGAAGATGATAATAAATTTACGTCAAAATAACTAGCATATATATCATAATTAGCTCTATAAAAAGCTCCAGCGGCTGTTGATTGTGTTGTTCTAACACTTAATGATTGTAAACTAGGTATACTTGCTACGTAAGCAGGGGTAAGTAATGGGTTTGGCAATAAATCACCATTATTATCTACAATTATTTCTGAACCTGATAGTTCTCCATCAAAATATCCTGTATTAGTTAGAGAGCCAGTTGTTGGTCCTAATGGAGTTGGTATAATTATATCATTAAAATTATAAGCATAAGGATAAGAAGTAAGTACTACATTATCTACAAACAAATAATCAGGATCTCCTCCAAAATCAAAAGTTAATTCTGCTCCTAATTCAGCTTCAAAACTTGCCGATATTGATTGAGTAGTGGCAGATGAAAAAGTGATGGTTAATATTTTATCATAATTAGGATCATCTCCATATACTAATATATCACTATCATAAACATATAATTTATCAGTTAAGTTACCAACATTAGAAATTACATCCATAGTTAATAGATAATTTCCAGCAGATGATGTTAACTGTTGAGAAGTAGTATTAACTAATGGAGAACTAGAATAATATAAAATTAAAGATCCTGTTGAAAAAGCAATAGATGCTGATGGTGCCCAAGTATTAGGTAAACATCCTCCATTAGAACCACTAATATGTTCGATTAAAGAAGGAACTAAAACAGTAGATTGTGAAGCGGTATCCCATACAGGTGTAGATTCAATAGAACCTGTAAGTTGTAAACTTTGGAATACATTTGGTGTATCCCAACTTGGATTAGAACTAGAACCAGTACCATAATAAGAACTGATGCTAATCCTGATCTAGATGGAGTAAAATCTTTAATTAATTTAAATAAAGAATTATCATAGAATTGAATTAATCTTGTAAAATCATTCCAATCATAATTTTTATAGTATTTTTCAAAATAATAATTTCTTAAAACATCTAAATCTTGGTATGTAACTCTTGATTCCGATAATTGTCTTGGATCACCAATAAGTTCTCCTAAATTAAAGTATCCTAATTGAGAAGCAATATCATTATTAATTACGTTTTGAGGTGAAAAACCTACTTCAACATAATTTACATCAGGAGTATATGAACCACTTTGAGGAATATTTTGTTGTATAGATCTAAAGGCAGATAATACATTATTATTTGGTGTATTATTATTTAATAAAGGATCTGTACTAGCTGAATAAGGTAAAACATTATTTTCAGATCTTATTTTATTAGATATTCTATTTCTTATACCTGCTGGAAATTGGTTTAGGAAAAAATATTCATAATTGTTTACAAATACTCCTGAACTAGTATAAAAATTACTATCAGAAGCAAATGATGAAGTATAAATCCATGAACCTGATACTTTGGGATGGATTGAGGTTGAACCACTATATAATTCACCTCCTAAACTTGCTCTAAAAGCTAAAGTTTCAGGAGCAGTAGTAGTACCATCACCTTCAATAGAGTAAGGATTCATTGTAAAATCATTGAAATCATTTTGGCTTATGTTTGCCGTATAATATCTGATTTCCTGAAGTGAACCAGTAAATATTTTCCCAGAAAGTGAAGATGAAATACCAAAATAAGATTTAGTACTATTATTCCAATTAGATACAGATGATGTTACTCCTGAAGATCCAGTAAATGCTACAAAATTACCATCACTTCCTGAGTATATATTATTTTGAGCATATAAAGTATAATTATTTCCGTTTTTATTTACTAAAACAGACCACCAACCTCCATTATAAAAAGGCAAATAAACACTTGCAGAATTTGAAGGTGTAGTTGGGTCGGGAATGAAATTTAATAAAGCATATTGATTATAAGGATCAGGAATTGAACCAGAATAAGAACCACTTGTATAACCTGAACCAGTATATCTTAATATTAATTTAACATTTTGATCAGTTTCCCATAAACTTTGAGAGGCAATACTTGCTGTATTATAAGGTAAACCATCTGTTTTAAATCTAAATTCAACGGCTTGAGGAACATTATTGGAAGAATTCCAAGCAGAATTTAAAACAAATGAAGATGAAATAAAGTTACTTCCTGAGGTATAATAAGCATAATTGTATTGATTATACCAATAATCATAGTCATTAAAATTAATTTCATCTTGACCTCCAAATTCACTAACTTGTAAAATAGTATCAGGAATACCAAAAATAGTAGCTAAAATTCTTATTGCTTCTACTGAACCTTTTTTACTATATAAATAAGGTAAGTTATGAAGTAATCTTTTGTATGTTTGGAGATTTAATTCATTTTGTGATAAAGGATCAGCTGATGAAGTGATGATTAAATCAATTTTTTCACTACCAGTAGGATATAACTGTCCATCAGAACCATACCCCAATAAGTTTAAATAAGAATCATTTGTTGAAAAGTTATTAGTGTATATAGGTAATCCAAATGATCTTAATATATCAGCTACCAACTCTGGTGAAGCACCGTAATCTAGACGGTTATCTGCGTTGAATTTAGTAGTTATATTATTAGTATAAACCCAAACATTATCAAAAGATTGACCAATCATATTAATAAAGGTCAAATAGTTTTGACTATTATAAGTTCCTTCTTTTAAATAATTAGGAACTAAATTTGTTAATATATCTGGGTTGTTAGTATCATATTCTGAGGCGCTTAAATATTGTCCTCCATAATAAGTGGAACCATAAACATCACTACCATACCAGTTTAATACTACTGCACTTCCAGTAGAAGCTAATGTGTAAGGAGGTGTTGAGTTTGTTTTAGGCCAAGCATATGAACCACTTGTAAAATATAAAAAATATTCATAACCATCAAATTTTTCAATAATACTAGAAATTTTAGTTTCTAATAAAGCAATACTATTTGAAACTTGAGGAGTAATAGTTAAAGCATTGTATGAAGCTATATCATTATTATAATTTTCAATTTCTTGTGCTTTTAAATAAAAATTACTTAATCTATTTGCTGCAGAAGAATAAAATACAAAATTATTATAATCATTATAATCTATATTAATATCAACACTGTTATCATATAGATAACTTTTTAGTTGATCTTTTGAACTACTTAAACTAGAACTAACTAAAGTGTTATAACTAAATAATGTTGATGGATTAGATAAAATATTTTTTGTTTGGATATTTGTATTTGGTCCAGCTATTGTTGTAATATTATCTATTGTAAAAGATGGAAGTTCTAGATTAATATTATAAGCTACACTTTCAGCTGTTTTTGTTACTATCCATAATTGAGATTTAACATCAAAATCTAAAGGTAATGGTTCATATAATTTAATAAATAATCCAGAAGTTGTACTATCAGGAGTATCTAATAATATGTTAATTCCTAAATAAAGATTATTACTTCCAAAATTAATATAAAATTCATCAAAGAAAGTATCTGTACTATATTTTAATTTAAAATCTTCATAAGCAATTTTTAAACTACCTGTAGGAATAAAATTATTAGTTATTCTAATCTCTGTCCTATCAGATGAAATATCTGTTATATAAAATTCTAATACTACAGTTGTATTTTCATGTGTATTAGGAGATGAAGTTTCATAAACAGATATTGGATTTGTTGTTTTAGAAACACTTAAATCTGTTGAAACATTCCATTCAGAAATATCTTCATCTGAGGAAATTAGATTATTATTTAAGTCATATACGTGGAATTCAATTTTACTTTTTCCATATATAATTTTTCCATCAGTTATATTAGGTGTAAGTATAGATTGATCATTAGAAGATAATTCTTCTATATTGAAAGTTAATGGGTTTATTGGTGTTATTGTAGATGCCATTAATTATTTGTTTAATAATTTTAAATTTTCATTAGTTAATGAAATTAGTTCAACTCTCAATGAATCAATTTCTGCTGTTAAAGCTGCTATTTCTTCATCATTAAATGAAGTTCCAATATATTCAGAACTTGTTTTTACAAGGTACTCATGAGAATTTGTACTTCCAAACTTAGGTATATTAAAAAATAAATTTTTATAATCTTGAAAGAATTTATCAATTTGTAATTGAATATTTACAGGATCATTTACAACATTAATATCACTAGAAGTATTAGAAAATACAACAGAAGAAGTCAATTGAGTAAAACTAGTGTTAATAGTTTTCTCAAATTGATCTTTATTATATACTACCTTTTCTAATCTAATTTTTTCCATTACCCGTTAATAACTTTAAATGAGTATTGATTGTCAAAAACAATAGTTGTTCCATTTATTATTGTTTTGATCAAAATTGTATAATATCTTTCAGGTTCTAAACCATTCATATACACATCAAAATAACTTGAAGAATTATCAGCACTTATTTGAGTATATAAATTATTAAATCCAACTACATATTCATTTGTGTATAAATCTTTAATAGCCCAATATGAAGCTGTAGGTAAATAATAGTTGTTAGTATAAACTGAAGATGTTTGCCATAATTGGGTAGGGTATTCAGGGCGAGCATTAATTCTAAATCTGTTTATACTCTCAGAATAAAATACTCCTGGGTTTTCAGCAATGTTTATTGTTGCTGGAAGGGTGTTTAATATTGTTTGTGTTGAAGATCCAGTATTAAATACATAATCTCTCCAACTAAACTGAAGTTGTGGAGGGTAAATAGTATTAGTATCTACTGAATAATATTTTAATTCTGGTTGGTAGTTAATATTATTTACAAATTCAGGATTTTGTTTTAAAATAAATCCATCATTAGCAATAGCACCACTGTACCAAGCTTTTACAATACTTGTAACATCAACATTAATATCTTTATCTGTACGATAAGTAAATGATTGAGATGCTACTAAAGAACCAGTATATGCAGGGTTTGGGGAACCAGTATACCACGTACCTCCACCAGCAACAGAATAACTTAAATTATAAGAAGCTGTTACACAAGCACCAAAACTAGCTGTTCTCCAAGGTTGAGTAGAACCAGAATATGTTTGCCATATCCAACTAGTTCCATCAGTTGTAATAGGATCATCTAAATATTGACCCGTACCCATACTCCATGCTCCTGAAACAGGGTAAATATCAAGCATAGTACCTGTAGGGGAAATTTCTAATCCAGTAGCAGTAGCTATAAAACATTGTAGATTTGCAGACCATGTAGTAGAAGAAGATATTTTATTATCAATAACATAGTCAATTTCATCCATAGGGAAATAAACTAAGAATCTACTTACTTGGGGATTTGGGTCTGAATAAGCAAATGTAGTGAGAGTAGCTTCCATAATAGGATCTAATCCCGTATTCATATTAGGAAATAATGAATATAATGTAGCGTCTTTTTCAGGGAATATTTTATATACTGCCATTTTATTTTTATAATGATACTATTCTACCTTGAATATCTGTGTTAGGGTATTTTACTTCAAAAATCATAGGATCAATTGAAGGATAAATTACATTACTAACTATTGCTGATTGGATATCATATGCATAGTTACTATATCCTAAACTTTCTCCTGTAAGGTTTGAAATTGAAATGTTTTTTACGGTTTGTACTCCTTGAATTTTATCAAGTAAAATATATAATTCTCTTAAAACAATTGGTTGATTAATTTGCCATTTATCTATTAAGAAATAATTTTGTAAAGCGGTAATACAATTAAAGAGAACTTGGTTATTATCAAAATTAGGTAAAGTTATAATTTCAAAATTAACTCCTATATTAATAATAAAAGCATCTCTAATTCTAATAGAATCATTTACTGATCTATAATAAGATAAGTAATTAGTTAAATTTTGTTTTAAAGCATCAGATGCTGTTACTAATTGTTTATTATTATTATAACTTAAAACATATAAATCTAAAGATGAAGGTATTTCACCAGGAAGAAGATTTACTATTTTAGTAGGTTCAATAAATGCTTTAGAAACTACACCATATTGAGAAGGCATACTTAATGATCTTACCAAATAATCATCTTGAGTAATTGTTCTTTGTTGTTGTTGAACTGCTCCTAAACTGTTTTGTCTAATAGTAAAAAAAGTATCTCCAGAATTACCACCAGAAGCAGCATTAGGATTATTTACATAAAAGCCATTAAATATTTGTTGAGCGGTTACTGTATTAGTAATATTACTATTTATAAAAGTTATATTAGTTGGATTTACAATTCTGGTAATTGAATTAGATTGAACATTAGATGCTACTCCCCCTCCTACAATATATCTTACTGTTAAAATAGTATTGGTTGGAGCAACACCATAAGTGTTAGTAAATAAAAAGTTATTTGGAGAATAAGCAACATTTAAACTATTTTTACCAAAAGGTAATCCTATACCTACGTTATCTGTATTTGGTACTATATATTCATCTGTATCTTCAACATTACCAGCACCAAATTGTAATTGTAATACTCCAGGTTCTGTTAATCTAGTAGCAAATCTATTTTGTACTTTTTTAAGTTTTAATAAATAAGGTACTTGAGTATCATTGAAATAATTAGGATCATTTGGATTAGTATTCTTTAAAGAATCCATTACCATTTCCTGAGCTAAGTAATCTACTTCATACCATTTATTACCTAAACTATCAACAACATCCAATACACCCACAATATTATTATCAATAATATCTACAGTAGGATAAGCTTGATAATTTCCAAAGGTAAAGGTTGTTGTTTTTATTTCACCAGAAATTGCTTTTCTTGTTTTTTTAAGTAAATAACTTGTAGGAACACCAGCAGCCGCTTGTAAAACAGTAACTTCTGTTGGATCTTGAGAACTACTAAAGGTAAAATTACAAGTATTTTCTATAATAAAATTTACATTTCCGGGATTTGTACTAATAGATGTGTTGGCGGCTACTTGTAAGGCATAATTCCAGTCTGGAAGAGTATTAACTCCACTACCCGTAGCTGGTACATATTGGTATAAATCAATATCAACAGTAGATACATAAGTATCTTTGGGTTTATAACCTAACATATATGCTAAATCATATAAACTTGTTGATTGTTGAGCATATTGAATAAATGTTTCTTGGAATTGAGAATCTAAATAAAAAGATAAAACATCACCAACATATGATGCCATCTCCATAAACATCATACCAGGGGATGCTGCTGTAAAGTCATTATAAGTGTCAGGAAAGTATGTTCTAGCATAGTTAATTAAATCAGTCCTGAAACTTGTAAAGTCTCTATTTAGGTAATTTATGTTTCTTTTTACGTTAGCCATTAGTATGTTATAGAAATATTATCGGATAAACCGAAGTCTTGTATATTATAATAAATATTGATTGTTATTTGGTTATTATCTTCATATCCTAATACTTCTATACTTTGTACATTAATATTAGGAAAATATAATGCTAAATCTCCCTTAATAATAGCTTCTATATTATTTATAGTTCCTTGGGAAATTTGTTCAAATATTTGTGCTTTTATTCCTGAACCAAAAGTAGGGTTAAATGGTCTTTCTCCTCTATTGGTCATAAAATAATTTATTAAATCATTTTTAATAGCATCTTGAGATGTATAATTTGATTTAAAAACTGCGGGAGCATTAATAGGAATATCTAACCCTATCGCAACTTGAGCATTTTGCGGTAAATCTAAAGGAAATATTTTTTTAGCATTAAATGCCATTATTTACCATTCATTAAAGCCATTATTTGATCTAAACCAACATTACCTTCAGGTAAAGTACCATTAATAGGATCTACTTGTTGGGGATTAAAATTACCAGCATATTGAGAATTAACTACTCCTCCATTTTGCATTTCTTCTAAAATACCTCCAAACATTGCTTGTCTTTCAGCAGGTGAAAGTTTTTTAGGTTTTTCAATATGAGGCTGAGCGTATGTATCTCTTACAGATTCATTAACAATTGTTTTTGGAGCACGAACAGCTTCCAATAGAATTTCTTTTAATTCTTCTTGAATGGCTTCTTTTACTGCCTCTTTAATAAATTTTTTTAAAACATCAGTTTTCATTGTTTATAAATATTAGTTTAATTAGCTTTTAAATTATTTTTATCAATTAAAAATTTTAATTCAGATATAAGTGTACTTGGGTTTGTTGTAAATGATGGAGAGGTTTGTAATAATACTACTCCTTGAGTATTTTTTGCTACTCCTATTTTTTGTGTTAAATTATTACCAAAGGGTTTTTCTATTATATCTAATATAAAACCTTGATAATCAACTAATGTATTGTTTTGAGCAACAGCATTAGGTATAGATACAAAAGCTACTACATTTTGTGGAATTGATGATGGTTTTTTTCCACATTTCTCTAAAATACTATCTATAGATTTTAATTTATCTATTAAAGGAGATAATGATTGAGATGATAAATTTACATAAAATAACCCAGTAGATATTTGAGTTTTTAAAGCTGGAATTTTAGTTTTACCTTCTATATCAAATTGTAAAGCTTTAATTATATCATCTGAAACTTGAATAGTTGTATCTGCTATATCTATGGCAGAAGCTACAGCTCCGGGTACTGTAGGTAATAATCCTTGTGTTATTATTCCTGCTGATTTAGTTAACTGTGCTGCTGTTTTAATATTACTTGTAGTTTCAATTGCTTGAAGTTGAGCATCAGTTAGATTTTTTAAGGAATCTAATCCTTTTTTAGTTCTATTTAATGTATTTACAGTATTGTCGATTTGAGTTAATATACCATCTCTAACACCTAATATTGTATTTAATGTAGCTTCAGTAGGACATACATCAGAAGATTGAAGTTGAGATAATGTTGTGTTTAATTTATCCTCAACTTGAGATTTTAAATCATTAACTTTACTTAATACTAATGAGTTTATTTTATCTTGAGATGATTGTTTTAAATCTGAAGGGAGAGCATTAGCTATACTATCAAAACTAATATTAGAACTATTAAGTTCATTAATTGATATTTTATCCTTTGCAATTTGTTCGGACGTTTGTTTTAATATATCTTGAAGTTTTCCCATTAGATAGTAAAATTACGGCTTGAAGTTATATTATTTGTACTCAAAGAATTAACAGCAATACTATTAACATTAGCAAATGCTTGTAATGAAGCTATTGTTCCTGGTCCTGATGGAGTTTCTACTGTAACTGTTTTTAAAGCGTTATTTAATGATTTAATATAATTAATCATTTGATTTAACAAAGCTTCTGTTACATTTCCTTTTAATAAAGGTTCAGTTGCATCTGTACCCAAATATATGTTATCAGATTGAAATACTGTGTCTCCTATAGTATCAAAAAATAAACCTTCTTGAGAATTTAAATTAATTGTTTTTTTAGAACTTAATAAAATATGGTCTTCTCTTGAATTAAATATTAAACGACCTGAATTAATAATTATTTGGCTTCCTGAATATAAATTAGGTTGAGTAGGAGCTGTTATAGATTTATAACTATAATAATCATTTATACTTGAAGCTGATAATGGTATTTGTTGTGTAGAGGTTAAATAAACAGATGAAGAATCTTGGTTTATGTTTTCTAAAGTATTTACCCAACTATCCTTACCATTATCCCAAGCTCCGTTTCTAATTAAAGTAATAGGATCTCCTTCTGTTCCTATTCCTGGTGCTGACCAGTCATTTTTTACAAAAGATCCTGTAACTGTACTACCAAATCTTATACTTTGTCCCCATCTTCCTTCTAATATGTGATCTCCAGCATAAGGTAATAATGGTTGAACATCAATTCTTTCTTGAAAAGTTTGTTTGGATTGGGTTGGGTTTAAATTAATAGAAGTAGAACCATCTTGAACTTGTCTTGATAATCCGGCTTGAGAACTAGTATAATCACTAATTATTTCATTTCTATTATCACTTATAAGAGGAACAGCATTATGATGTACCCCATTCCACACATTTATTGGTGGAAAATAATAACTTTGGTTAGTTATAATACTTCCTTCTTCTAAGGAAAGGTTAATTAATTGAACTTCAGGATTAGGTAAATTTATTATATAAATAAGTTCATTTACTAAAGGATATAATTTAATATTTGGAAATAAAGGTTTGGCCTTTCCATTACCTCCCCCTTTAATATCCTCATAAAATACTAATCCTATAGAATCCCACTCTCCATTTTGTTTAAATTCTTCAGGATTAGATTCATCTAATATAATACTAATAACTCTACCAACAATAATATCTCCACCCCCATTAGATGAATTTGGAGAACTATTAGGAATATTTCCTGTAGCTTGTCTATTTGTTGTTGGTGCTAATCCAAAAGTATTATAAGCCATTACTTATCTCCTTTCAATTCATTCATAGCAGATAATAACTGCTCTTTTTCTTCATCAGAAATAGTTAAAGCACCATCTGCGGTTTGTGTTTGCATAGCACGTTGTGCTAGTGCTGCCATCTTAATTAAGATATCATCATTTTTAACACTTATTTCCATATATTCTTTAATTAAAGGAACTACTAAAGTAGCATCTCCAATATCAGAAATAAGTGGTTTTAACTCACTTATAAGAGCAGTAACTTGTTGGTCTTTTTTCTTTTGATTATTATAAATTTCCTCTAATAAATCAGAAAATTTTTTATTTTTAAAGACTATATTATCAAATTGTGACATAAATATACAATATTAGTTTATCATAAATATGAAAACTAAAAATTTGTATATCCGTGTTCTAAATAAAATACATACCCCTTTTTAAAAATATCATAAAGTTGATTTGCTATTTTAGTAATTTTAGGAGTTTTAACATCTATAATTTCACGGATATAAATGTAAAGAGCTTTCTTATTAAATATATCTAAATGTTCTCTTTTACGAAATAATTCTAAAATAGCGTCTGCTATTTGAGCGTCATATTCTTTAGGAAATATTTTGTAAATGTTTTTGGTACAATGATCAGTAAAATCATCTATATACATAGATAAACGTTCATTATATGGTGAATCTTCCATATCATATGAATGTCTTTCATCTTCTTCTAATAATTCTATAGGTGAAGTTTCAATACGTTTTTTATAATTTTTCTGATTAGATAATATTAAATAACGTTTAGCAATAGTTCCGAAATATGAGTATGCTTTGGCTCCTTTTTCAGGATTAAATAAATGGATTTTAGATAGTAAAAAAGTAATTACCTCATGTTGTAAATCCTCAATGTTATCAACTTCTGTATAATAGAATTTAAAAGTATGAATAATATTTTCAGTAAGTTTAAAAAAGGCATAGTGAATTTTTTCATTATATATTCTACTTTTTAAATCAAAATCTGTGGTGTTATTATATAAAACAATAGCATCCTCAGTATCTTGAGTAAAATACTGTACCCCTTTTTTCTTTTTTACTACTACTTCTTCCATTATTTAACAATATTTTTAATAATAAAAGAGTTTAAAGCAGTTTGAATAGTTTTAATTTGTTCAAAGAAAAATCCAACTTCATCATCAGATTTAAAACTACCTTTAGCATCTACCTCCATCATTTTCTTTTCTGCCATCTCAATAGTGTCTGAGATTTTATTTAAATAGGACATATATCCTGCTAGAATATCCTCTTGTTTTTCGTTTTTTCGTAAGAGGTTAAAGGTCGTGAATCCAAGAATCACGACCAATATTGAGAGAATAATAATTGTTAATATCATAAATTATCTAATAAATTTTTAAGTCCTTCACTTTTTACACTACCTAAAGCTTTTGACTTAGCAGCTGAAGTTACTGGAGCTGATTTCTTATTATCCAATGTAAATGATTTCTTTTTGGTTTCCACGTTACCCTGGAGTTTTGGTAGCCATTCTCTTTCAAATTCAATTCTAGCAGCCATTAAATCTGCTTGATGTACTATAAAAGGTAATGAAGTACGTGGTTTTTGTTCTGGTAGATAAGTCATCAAATATTTTTTATTTGCTTCATCATATAAACCATCATGAGTCTGAATGGTAATCATCTCATTAAAAGTATAAGAAATACCATGAGATTGAAGTAAAAATAATCCTCTATCAGGAACAGAAGCAAAAGGTAATTTAGTATTAAACATATAATCCTCACCTAATTTTTCACGTCTCCAGTTATCAGTCTGGGGAATATATGATTCATTTTCCTCATCACCCATTTTACCTAAATCATGGTTTAAAGCAGAAAACACTAATTCTTCTTTTGTATAAGTAGAAATATCAGCACCCATTTGAGCCCATAAATCATGTAAATGGAGGGCACAAGTAATAACACGATTAACATGTTCTACATAACCACCAGGAAAAGCATTATGATATTCTTTTTTATGAGACGCAGGCATTAACATTAAGCGCTCAGAATATTGCTCATAAAATTCAATTAATTTTTCTTTACGAGGAGATGAAATATGGTCTTCAATAAAACCTATTAACCTCACCCAGTTTTGTTGGATTTGTTCTGCTGTTAAATTCATAAATTAAAATTGGTTAACTTCTCCGGGACCTAATGGTTCTTGTTGTACAAATGATTTAGCATCATTGATATTATCTCTCATTTCTTGGAGAATTTCATCTACTACTACCCAATTACCTTGACGTAGAGCTAATTGTAGTTTCTCGATCCCCGATTCTACCCTCTCCATTCGTCTCATTATTATTTCTCTGTTTTTCATATTTTCTTTTTTACCCTGTGGTTGGAATATAATATCAAAAGTAATTTACTCCAAGCTTAGGTTAAAAGAAGTTTTACAAAATCGAGATTTTTCTTAAGATGCGCACACTTTTCATATTCTTCATGTTCCTGGAAGTAGTGTATAGATAATTCAATGGCAACTTTTAAATATTCATCTGCAAATCTATATAAAGCTTCTTGACACATTCTATCTTCAGGGTTTACTTTTTGAATATAACTCCAAGATCTATTAAATACTACATATTCTCCTGCTCTATCTACATCTACCATATTTAACCCCTCATCTAATTGTTCAAAAAATTTAAGTATTTGGTCATTAAATACTTGGTGATTTTGAATTATTTTTTTAAACATACCCACCCAGAATAAAGGATGATTTTTATAATCTAATAAAGCATCAATTTGTTGAAATTTCTCCTTTAATGAAGGGGGTTCCTCATTATTGAATAAATTAAATATTTTATTGATGTCCATCTATCGATACATATAGGCGCCATAAAATTTTATATAGCGCCTATAATGCATTATCTCTATTTTTTCACCGATTTGGGCGATATTACCCAATTTCGTCGTCTAAATGATCAGGAATACCATCACCATCCATATCAGCTATTTCTTTATAACCTAAAGCTTCCATAAATTTAGCAACACGTTCTTTTAAATCACTATCAGAATCTTCAAACCAATCTTCCTTAATATTATCATGACTTAACAATACAGTTAAAGCAGTATAAATCATTTCAACATTTTCTACTAAGTAAATATCCGATGCAATAAAATCTAAACTAAAAGCATAATCATCAATTTGTGGAATGTTTAATAAAGAATTAGTTTTACCTAACTTTTTTTCTGTAGGAACACTTTTACCAAATTTATGAAAATATTCTCCTACGTAAATGTACCCTTGTCCTGGTTGTAATATAAATTCGCTCATTTTATTAAATTATAATATTCGTTAAAGTGTTTAATACGATCTGGTAAACCGATAGTTCCACCGTTTACTCTCTTTGTAACAGCAGTTACAGTTACCTGATCAGCACCTCTATCACAAATAGCCCAAAGACCATTTTTATTAAAAAACCAAGCAGCTGACATTAAAGGATATTTAGTTGCTACTAAATCAGGATTAGCTAAAATATCTTCAGGTACAAACCCATCAAATGCTTTATAATTATCTTTTCCTGTTAATTGGATGTAACCACGACCTCTAAATTTAAATCCTTCTTTAGTAGCTTCAGGACCATTACCCATTCTACCTCCATAAACACGAGAAGCAATAGCTTCAGGTTTACGAGCATATTGTTCTGCTAAAGCAGGAGTAAAATATCTTGGAAAAATACCCATTAAACCTTTAGAAGAATAATTTAAATTTTCTGATGTTGCTTTCCAACCACCAGATTCATGACCACATTGTGCTAAAAAATGAGCTAATCTTAAAGGATTAGTAATATTAAATTTAGCAGCAGTATCAGGAATTTGAGCTAATACTGAATCAGGAATATGTCCTTTTAATTTATCAAGTTTAAATCCTGAAGCAGGAATAGTAACAGGAACTACAGCTACTGCTGGAGTAGCAACTACAGGAGTAACTCCCATAATTTTATTCCAAGTCATATCTCCAACCATACCATCAGCTGCTAAACCATTAGCTGCTTGGAATTTTTTAACTGCTTCCTCTGTTTTAGGACCAAAAGTACCGACAGGGTCGACTCCAAGTTTAACTTGAAGTTGTCTTACCTGTTCATTTTTATCACCTTTTTTTAATAACATAATTAACCTTCTGTTTCTTCTGTTTTACTTTTTTTACCTTTGTTACCCCAAATTTTATCTACTGAAGATAAACCTAAGCAACCGAATGCTAATAAAGCTACACTATCAACCAATACTGGTGAAGGAGCAATATGAGCTTCTGAAAATGAATTATGATACATAGTAGCACATAAAGCTACAGTACATAATAAGCCGCAAAGTCTTTTCATAGATACTTTACCTGTTTCGTCGTAGAATAATTGTTTCATATTATAGTTGTTTTGTTATTTTTGTTAAACTCTCTTGCAACGCTTTCGAAAACGCCTTTCGGTTTAACGGAACTTCATTATTTTCAACATTTAAAAATGCTGCGAAAATGAATGTTTTTCTAACACCAACTGATTTAATACAACCTTCACCAATACATATACTAGTTTCAACAAAATAGTCTTTTTTTAACCATTGTAAACCCATTATATTTACTATTTGTTGTGGTGAATAAATACTATCTATACTTACTTGAACAGGCATACCTAATGAATCGTTAGGGGTATATCCTTTTTCAATTAATAATTCTTCAACAGTTTCTTTAACACCAAAGGTAACATCTCTACCTCCGATAGTTTGAATGTGTTGAACATTAGTTACATTAACATTTACTTTTGTGGTATCTGTTGGATTAATAGTTAATAATATGGGTAATAAAAAATTTAACATAATTTTATTTTTAAGCTATTTCATAAGAACCATTCCATAAAAATCTATCACCATTAGTCCAAATAAATGGAGTTGATGGTGAAAGACTATCAGTAGTCCCCCCAGCATTTTGATATTGTATAGCTGATTTAAAGTTAAATCCTGCTCTTGCTCCAGCTATTAAACCATTATACCAAGCAGTTCCATTATCTAATATATTTGCATTTAATAATATAGCATCAGCATTTGAAGATGTAAATGGCATAGACACATACCACTCACCAGAACCAAATGTAGTGGTTGATCCCATTGCTATATTACCTCGTACAAAACATGTTTTACCAATTACTTTATATTGACCTGTTATTGTTCCATTTCCAATTACTGGGTTTGAAGCTGCTGCTGTCCAAACAGGAGTATATGAAGTCCAAGCTGTAGATAAGTCTGATCCATTTAATATTGAAGATCCTGTAACATTTAAACTACCTGTTAAACCATATGAACCAGTAAGTTGTTTTCCATGAACCCATACTCCAAAAGAAGCACTTGGTTGATAAGTCCAAATATCCCCAATAGCATAATCAATACCTGTTCTTCTAACAGAACTTAAATCAGAAAAATCTATTGGTTGTTGAACAGCAACATATATAAGACCACTAGTACCAGGACTAGCTTTTACTACTTGTCCAACAGGAATAATTTCATAAGGAGCTGATGGTTGAATATTTGTATATGTTCCTGCTGTTTGGGAAACATATAAAGTATCACCATCGTTATAAGCAGAAGTATCTAACCCATGAATTAAACCTTGTGTAGTTATAAATCCAAAAGTATTTACCTCAATATCATGAGTTGCTACCCCAAGTATTTGATTTACTAAATTTGCACTTCCCGATACTGCTAAAGCTTGTGCTAACACTACTTCGGGTACATCTCCATGTGTTCCTGATATCCTTACTGGTTTTCCATTACTTATTACCCCCCCAGAGGCATTCCAAACTCTTGTCCAGTTTTCTTGACCAACATTTAAAGTAATATCAGCTTCAGCATTATAAACAGCTAAACAACTTTCAGTATTATCCCAAAATACTCTACCTGATTTCCAAGCAGGAGTAGCTGATCCTGTATTAAAATCTATATAATTAGGATTAGTTATAGCACTTGTTGTTAAAGGTAAGTTAAGGTTAAATATACCTTGTCCTAAATTAGTAACAGTAATTTGATCTGTAGCACTTCCTTGAACAATAGGTACTACATTAGATCCAGTTGCTATGGATGCTGAGGGTAATTGTGATATTTTTAAATCTGCCATTATTAAAAGTTTAATATTAATCTATCCCCATTTTCTTGTAATAAATAGGAACCATTTTCTTGAAGTAAGAATGAAACCGAACTTGTATATAAATCACATTCAAATAATGTAATATATTTTCCACTACCACTTACCCAGTTTAAAGCAGAATTAACATTTGTAAAAGTTTGTTGCCCAATTACATCAGGTAATCTATTAATTACTGCTAAAGTATCTGCTGAACTTGTAGTAGCTGTTGTATAAAATATAGGAGTAGAATCATTTATTGTAGCTCCTACTAAACTTTGAGTATAAGTATCAGTTATAAATGTATAACTATTAGCTTTACAAACATCTAAACCCCACGTTAAACCATATGAACCCGAGGCAACAGATTGAGATATATCAAACCAAATATTGGCTTGTTCATATATACCTGAAGGTGCTGAAGCTGTAGAATATGCTACTAAATTTGTCACTTAATTATAAATATTAATAAGTCACAGAACCAGAATATCCAGGAGCTATAATATAAAGATTAAGTGTCCCACCAGAAATTAATGTAGATGTTGTATATGTAGTAACCCCAGGATAAGTAATTCTAACATTACTTGTAGCTGCTTTAATAGCATTATATTCAGTAGTAGTAAAAATTCTTACATCAGGGGCTGTTCTCCATCTAGAAAATAAACCTGCTTTTCTTGCAGCTACATAATACTTATCTGCTATAGAAATAACACCATCATCATTAACATCAAACATATGAAATGATAAACCATTTTTAGTTGTTTTATCTAAAATAATATTAGAAACTCCTTGTATATCTGTGGTTGTATATGCTTGGATTCTAGTTGGTGCATCAATTTGTATATAATATTCTTTAGAAGGATCATAACTTTCAGAAATAGAATAATAACCTGAGGAGTTAGTATAGATAGTTTTATATAAAGCCCATGAAGAAGTTGTAACAATATATTCAAATTCAATTACATAAGGTAATGAATATCCATTTGGTAAATCATTCCATTTACCACCCCCAACAAATTGTACATAATCCTCATTTCCAGAGTTATTAGGTTCTCCTGGATTCCAAGATGTATAGGAATAAGTTTCTCCTGTTACCCATCTCCAAGTTCCTTCTGTTACTTCATCTGTTAATCCTATCCAACCTGAGGGCCATAAATTATATAAAAAACTATTTTCTCCTGAACTGGTAACAGTTACTAAGTGACCACCCATATCAATACAGTTTTGTTTAGCTGTAGTCCAAAAAGCAGACCCAGTAGAACGATAGTAAGAGTGTCCGTTATAATTTTGTTGATTTGTAAAACCTGTAATCGTTGAATTTGTTCTTCTATATAATTTTATAGCTACATTGTTAGCTCCTGAACCATTAGCATTATAAAGGTATCCTGAGTAGGTAAATTGGCCTAATAAATTATTTGTAAATAATAGAAATATAATTAACCATCTCATATTTTTAATTTTGCTCCTAATAATACTTGGTAATTTAAAACATCTTGATTAGCTACATAAGTACCACCTGCTGTTAACCCAACCCCAAATGTTTTAGTTAATTTATAATTTAAATTTAAAAATGGAATAATAATTGGTTTTGCCTCTAAAATAGACTCTGTATAAAATTTAGAGTAAGGGGAATAAATACAAGCCATAATTACTGTAGCATCTAATGCTTTAGTAACTTTACCTTTATACATAAAACCACCAATTGCAATAGTTGATATTAATTCTTCTTTATATAATTTTCCATAAGTACCTGCAACACCATATAAAGCTGTAAAATTTTTAAGTGAATTTACTCTAACAAATAAACCATTTGCTGTTGTTGATTGAGGTAAAAATCCTAACCCACCAGAAACTACATTAATATGTTTATTACCTTTTTTATTAGTACCAATCCAAGAACGAATACCAGAAATATTACCTATTTTAGCATTAACCATATAATCAGCTGAAAATCCTATTGATGCTGTTCCGTCTCCTTTTACACGAGTAAAAGACATAGTACCCCTAGCATCTTGAGCCCCATCAGATTTAGTTTGTACACCAACAATATCTCCTGTTAAGAGAATTGCTGGTTTTTGTGTTTCAGTTTTTGCTTTTGAAGCTGCCTTTGCTGTAGCATTAGATTGAGTTTTTTGAGTTTCTGTTTTTTGCTCCTCAATTTTTTGATCGGAAGGTTTTTCAGTTTCTGTTTTTTGATTGTTATTACTACCGCTTGACCCAGAATTAGAACCACTGGAGTTAGAAGAAGAATTAGAAGAATTATTTCCACCTACACTTCCTCCTCCTTCGGATCCCACAGACCCACCTTGATTTTCTGATGAATTTCCTCCATTTTCTCCATTCGTTTCTCCACTCGAATTAGAGTTCGTTTCACTGTTATTATTAGTGTTATTATTATTAGAAGTATTATTTCCATTTTTATTTGTTTTAATATTTCCAACTCCAGAAGAAGTAGTACCTCCAACATTACTTCCAACACCTCCCGTAACTCCACTTGTTATAGAAGAAAGATCTAAACTTAGTAAATTAGTTACATTTCCAATAATATTTGAAACTTGGTTTGTAGAGGTTGTAGTTGTAGTGGTTGTAAGAACGCCTTGACAAGGAGAATTTGTCTTATATTTGTTATAAATATTATTAATCCACCCATCGAATTCACCATTATATAATTGTGTGTATGTAAATGTTTGTATTTGTCCATAATACGCAATAACAATAGGTGCACTCATGTCGGCGTAAATAATTTTACTTTGTTTAGTACACGGATCTATATAACTATAAGTAAAGGATTGCCCGCAGAGGGGCAATCCAATAATCATTAATATTATTAATATTTTAGTTCGTAAAGATACCATTCTTGATTAAGTTTTCAATTACTTTAGTGGTAGCAGTCTCTAAAGACTTTCTTGTTGCTTTACCTACAGTACTTTGAGAAAACTTCATATCAAGATTCTTTAAAAAAGATTCACCGGTTTTTGTTGCTTCACCTTCACCTGAACCTATATAAATCTGACCTGTCTTAGCGTCTACAAATCTTACTTGCAAACGAATAAAAGTGGTTACAACTACTGTTGACTTACCTTTTATTACTGTTTCATCTTCATCAACAGCAAAATCGGCTACAGTAACATAAACAAAATATTGAGCGGCTTTAATTTTACCTTTACCATCAATTGGTTCCTCAAAAATACCTTTTTTAGAGGCCTTAAATTGAGTTACCATCCTTTCCTTGATTTCAGCCTTCTCTTCAGTAAATATAAAACGATTTGTTTCATCTAAATAGTCTAATACAGATTCTGCGAATCCAAGTCCAACATTTTTTTCTTGCAAATCAGGATATAGTGCTAAAACTTTAGTCATATCAACATTAACTACCTGAACTGTTTTCTTAATAGAGTCAGTGTAATTAGAGACTGTTGAAATATCTTTAGTTTCAATAACATCTTTTTCAGTTGTAGTTTTCATTGAACCACAACCTACAAAGATTAATAATGATAAAGCAATTAAAATGTTTTTTACCATGGTTCTTCTTCTTTAGCAGGTTCAGCTTTAGCAGGAGCAGCAGCTGGTTTTTCAACAACACGTTCTTTAATTACTGTGTTTGTACCTCCACCTTGCTTAACTTGCTGTTTATTTTCTTGGTTTTGTTGTACATTTACAATAACAGGAGCAGGAGCTGCTGTCTGTTCTGTTTTAACTTCCTCTTTAGGTTCTTCACCCCCACCTAAGTGAGTAACAAACCAAGCACCACCTGCAGTAACAGCAGTGGTAATAGCACCAATAACGGCTTTTTTAATAGCGGACATACCGCTTTCTTCTTTTTCTTCTGACATAATTTTATCCTTCTAATGTGTTTGACAATGAGTTTCCATCTTCTTCATCAACTTTTTGGATTAACATTTTATCTCTATCTTCAGAGTTAAACCAATAGTCAACTACTTTATTTAAATTACCAACAAATGCACCTAATAAAATAAGTAACATTTCCTTCCAAGATTCCTGAATAGCTATTCCAAAAAATACTGCCGAATTAATTCCTGCAATAATAAAGAAAAATAAAAATAACACAATAACAGTAATTTTCCAACGGTTATTTTGCATTTGTTGTAGCATGTAGTAAAAACGATTCTTATCGTCTACTTTAACGAATTCGGACTTAGCCGTAACTGCGTTTTTAATTGTTTCCTTAATTCCCATAGTTTATTTATTTATAATTATTTTTGAAGTTGAAATTTTATCATCTGTTTTTACAGACATTAAATAAAAACCATTACTTAAGGGGGTCAAATTAACTAAATAGCTATATTCACCTTTAGGCATTTTTGTATTTAATACATCTACTACTTTTCTACCAACTAAATCATTTACTGAAATTTCGGTTTGTGATTCGTCTTCAATTTTAAATTGTAAGTAAACATATCCATCAGTTGGGTTAGGAAATACAATAACTTGATCGAATTTTTTTAAAGTAGTAGGAGTTTTTATCCTACGTACTTCAACAACTCCCATAGCAGGAGTAATATTCATATCACGAGAATCATTACCACCAACATACTTAGGACCTGTCCATAAAGCTGCTGTACCCCATTCTGTTTGAGGTTTTTTAGCTATAAATTGTAAAGTAAATACTTGCTCACCATCATTAACTAAATTTTTATTAGTTAAATCAGCAGCACCAAAAGCAACAACACCATTATCAGGATTAGTATAAGAAGTCCAATTCATCATTTTTTCAGATAAATCAATTTTCTTAAATTCTAATAAAGCAGTATCGTATTTTAATTCTAATTGTAAAGCACCTAATTGTTTACCATCAGTTAACATTTTAACAGGTACATTAACTAAATTACCTGCATCTACAGTAACTTTAGGCATATTAACTTCTACAGTTTCAGTTACATTATCATAAGAAACTGTGTTATCTATAATATATTTGTTAGCATTAGATGGATTAGTAATTTTAATAGGTGTTAAACGAGCCATTTTAAATCCTGTAGCATTAGCATCACCTTTAACTGCTACCCAATAAGTAATAGAATCTTTACCATTAATAGTGTATGTAAAGTTATTAACACCAGGTTTAGAAGTTACATAGTTTGTAGAAGATCCGTTAATAGAATCGTATTGTGATTTAGTAAAGAACCAAACATCTTTTTGTGAGTTAGGCCAAGCACTAAATCTACCTGCTAAACGACCATAAACAGAATAAACGTCGGCAATTGTAATATCACCTGTATGTCCATTTACATCCATTGTATAAAAATCAAATCCAGCAGGAGTATATTGAGCTAAAATAGATTGATTAATTTTTTGAGCATCAGCAGTTGAAATAACATTACCTGGAGTCATTGTGTCTCCTTTAACCACCATTCTAACATCCCAATAAGTTGTATCTAATAATTTACGTAATATTACAACACCTGAACTGTTTGTTTTTTCGGTTGATACTTGAGTCCAAGAACCACCTGATTTAGGTTTTTTCTCTAAACTAACCCATAAGTTTTTAGCATCTGAACCTGTAACGTTTTTAAATTTAGCAGCAAATCTAAGTAATTTTTGATTAAAACGACCACCATAAGAGTAAACTACTAATGTAGTATCATTACCCCAGTTTGTAGCTGCTTTGTTTGTAAAACCATAAGCACCAGTAATTTTAAGGGTTTTAATACTGTCTAAAGTGTTCCAAGTAGCCGCAGCAGCATGTGTAAACGTCAAATCAAACGTTGCACCACTAGAATAGCTAAATGTCGAACTGGTTCCAGTATAGACAACAGTAACCGTTAAATAACCGTTTGTTTTATTGTCTACATACTGCAAATATTGATCAGTAGTAGAAATTTTTAATGTCGGAACTACAGCAGTAAAAGCTGTATTATCATAAAACAATCTAAATTGAAGACCTGTGATCTTCTCACTAGTTGAGGTGTTGTGAAAATAAAGAGGAGCTACAGTTTGACCAGCAGTTGTGGTACCTACTTGATAGCCTGAATCAACTACTACCCAATGTCCTGTACCTGGAGAGGTTGTGTAGGATTGGGCAAAAGAGGTTATAGTAAATAACCCCATTACTAGAGTAAAGAGTAAATTTTTCATATGAACGTTAATAAATATGAAAAAAATTTAAAAGGGGATTATTGTGGACCATACAGGACTTGAACCTGTGACCTTCTCATTATGAGTGAGCTGCTCTAACCAACTGAGCTAAAGGTCCAAAAAACCAAAGTAGAGTAAAATTAAATGTTCGCTGAAAAGTATTGAGATTTGAGTTTTCCTAATATTGAGTTTTTAGTTTTGAATCTTAAGGCGTTCATCAATATCATTATCAAAGCATCATGTCTTATGTAAAATATCCTGAGATATTTGTTTTTAATTCCGAAGAATTAAGGCGCTACTAGTCTAATTCTACCCTTTAAGTTGGTTATATCTTTGTGATGGCATTAAATGCCTCAATCTCTTCTTGAAGTTGTTCGATTTCTTCTTCCCAACCTTTAATCAAATTATCTTTAGTAAACAAATCCATGTATGCTACATAAGTAATTGTTTCTTCATTACGGTATCTATCACGAACAGTTCCTGATTTTGTGTCTAGACCTCTAATACGAGAAATTAAATTTTTTACTTCTCCTAAACGGAAAATTTTACCTGCAATAGGAGCATTTGCATTTTGAATTTTAGTTTTTAGTCCAATCAATTCATTAGTTAATTCAACCCACTTATTATAAGCTTCTTCTGGGTTGTAACCTGTACCTACTTGATCAGCTGGTTGTGAATTGTACTTTTGGAAACGAATAAACATTTCATCTGCTTGTTTAACAAGTTTCTTTTTGTGTTTTAATGCTTTTGTCAAATTCATAATATCAATATAATAACGTTTTTTTAAATATCCAAACTATATGAGAAATTTTTTGTACCTCTACGTGGAATCGAACCACGAACTAGAACTTAGAAGATTCCTGTTATATCCATTTAACTATAGAGGCAAATGCTAGGTCACCGCTGCCACCTAGCGTGGGGAGATTTAACGTGATTTCTTTCTTGCACGAGAAGAGCAGGCCTCCCTTGTTCACGAACCCGAATCGGTATTAAGGTGCGGAAGCTGAGGGATTCGAACCCCCGGATGCCTTTCGACATCTCTAGTTTTCAAGACTAGCGCAATCGGCCAACTCTGCCAAACTTCCGAATAAAAGAAAAGCTTTGGGTCTTTCAGGGTTACTGATTGAGTGCAATGAGTGACGCCTACCTACTACTAACCCTTTTTCGGTATTTAAAACACTCTACTTCTCAATTACAGCTTAACTACTTTTCTTTGGCGGTCTATCACGGATTCGAACCGAGGCTACCTCATAGACAGTGAGGCGTGTTAACCACTACACTAATAGACCAAATTTTGTGGACCGTCCCAGATTCGAACTGGGGACTGAAGCTTGCAAAGCTACTGTGTTAGCCGACTATACCAACAGCCCATTAAAAATAGATTTTGCACACGTCCAGGGCCTACTGTGCTAATTCATCCCTGCGCTTCTACGTTTCCCGTCGGATATCTATTTTTGTTACCCCCGAAGGATTCGAACCTCCATTAAGTGGACCAAAACCACTTGTCCTGCCATTAGACGAGAGGGTAATTTATTGTTGCGGGGGTGGGAGTTGAACCCACCTAGTCCGAGCTTATGAGACTCGTGTGTGCACCGGCTCATCTTCCCCGCAATTTATTTGTAGCCCCTACGGGAATCGAACCCGTCTTTCTAGGATGAAAACCTAACGTCCTAACCGATAGACGAAAGGGCCATTTATTAGCGCCCACAGCAGGATTCGAACCTACGACCTAGCGGTTAACAGCCGCTTGCTCTACCGCTGAGCTATGAAGGCGTATTTGTAGTCAAAACAGGACTCGAACCTGTAACCAGTTTTCTAAGCCCTACGTGCAGGATTTTCACTGCCTCGTACTGGTGTCTAATCGGGCATACACAGCGTTTACCATTTCGCCATTTGACTATTTTAATTTGTATATTTGGTTGGTTATCCAACACCGCCACGTGGAGGCATCTACTTGGTGTCACGGGCTTCGTTGCTACTTCTATGTTTATCGGCCGTTACATATTTTCACCGTTGTTGTTTTATTTAAGTGTATATCCCCTACTTCACCCACCTGGATACCAACACTTTGTAGTCAGGACAGGATTCGAACCTGCACTCGGTGAAACATTTCGAACTGCTCATTCCGATGCCAACTTTTCCTAACTCCGATGTCTTTCCATCAGTATAGATTTAGTATTGACTTACCCGCAAACGTGTACGAGCACTTGCCCCAAATCAAGGCTAGGTAGTCAGGACAGGATTCGAACCTGTATGATAAGTAGTAAAGTTGTTTAAGTGACAATACACTTACTTATCTATTCACTTCTAGCGTCTACCATTCCGCCACCTAACTATTTGTACCATGGGCGAGAGTCGAACTCGCATGCTGTTACGCTCCGGTTTCTAAGACCGGTGTGTCTACCATTTCCACCACCTTGGCATTTAATTTCTCATACGTCAAAGAACTTTTTAATTCTTATTATGGTGTAAATATACGAACAATATCTCGTAATTCCAACCATTTTCAAAAGAAAGATTCATTTAGAATCATTCTAATTGGCACGAGTGGAAGGATTCGAACCCTCAACAACGGTTTTGGAGACCGGCATGATACCATTTCACCACACTCGCGTATTTGAGTTCAAGGTAGGAATCGAACCTACTTCAGTAGTTTTGCAGACCACCCGGCTTCCTAAACCAACCTGAACTTTTAGTTGTTCTTAAGGGATTCGAACCCCTATTTCTTCGTTCGTAGCGAAGTGTCCTAATCCGTTGGACGAAAGAACAATTTGTTATTTTACTAACATATCTGCAGCGTATGTTGCCATAACACCTAATGATTTGTATCTAACTTTATAACCCATTCCTTCAACTAAACCAACTGCTGCTCTTAGAACTTCATTTGATTTATATCTCTTATCAGGGTTAACATCTATATCAATGTATTTAACTTGAGGCAAACCAGCATTTTTAAGTATTTCTGCTGTTTCAACTGATTTCCAAACCTCATTCATTAAACGCACTTGTCTTACTTTTTCTAAAGGTAAAATCTCTTTATTAAATAAAACATGTGCTCCACCCTTCGGCTTATAAAGCGCGACTACCGTTGCATATGTTGTATTATACGCATAGTTTTGCGAGTCACACCCAACTAACAATTCGGTAGAAGGGTTGTCGTTTAAATACGCTTTTACATAGTCAACTAAGTCAACTGTTTTTCTGTTTGATAGGGTCCTGAAGTTCATAATCTGTTTTTTATAAATAGTTTTACATAGCGGAAAGCAGAATAGTCGAAATTCATACCCGAAGGTACCACTCGCTTAGCAGGCGGTGACGACAACCTCGTCGCTTTACTTTCCATTTTAGGGTGTTTAAGGAGTTTCGAAATCCCAACCTCTCCCGTCACAAGGGAGCGCTCTTCCTTTGAGCTATAAACACCATTTAGTTGGTGGAGAAAATAGGACTCGAACCTATAACCCCTTGCGTATCAGGCAAGTGCTCTAACCAATTGAGCTATATCTCCATTTTAGTGCCAGCAGTAGGACTCGAACCTACGAACTCCGAAGAGGAGGGATTTACAGTCCCTTGCAATTGCCGCTATGCGATACTGGCATTTATTTGTCCCTCCTGCTGGACTCGAACCAACGACATCTTGTATGTAAGACAAGCGCTCTACCAACTGAGCTAAGGTGGGAAATTGTGACCCCGTCGAGACTCGAACTCGAAACCCCCTCATTAAAAGTGAGGTGCTCTAACCAATTGAGCTACGAAGTCAAAATGCAGGATATCGCTTAACCTGCTGTGATTAGCTATTTCACATTTAACGATTTTTTTGTAGCGTAGGTCGGATTCGAACCGACGTGCCTCTGCTCCCAAAGCAGATGAGATAAACCAGACTCCTCTACTACGCTATGTAATTGTGCGGAAGGCAGGACTCGAACCTGCATGGCTGGATTTTCAGTCCAGTGCATTGACCATCTTTGCTACTGCCGCATTTTTTCTCATATGTCAAAGAACATAAAAAAGGCCCGATCTTTTGGACCGGGCTTACTCTGTGTTTTCAATATATTTTAAAAACGTCACATTGTAAGCCCAACCAATCTAATGTCCTCAGCCACCGGATTCATCCAGAATGACTTTTGCGAACTTAGTTGATATGATATACAATGTTTCATTTTTGAAATCTTTTATGTTTTAATATGTTATAAATATATGAAAGGAATTTTAAATCGCCAAACTATATTTAATTTTTTTTTTCTTCTTTTTTTTGAGCGGGTAGACAGAATCGAACTGTCATCTCAACATTGGAAGTGTTGCATAATAAGCCATTATACTACACCCGCGGGGAGTAGCCCTCGACTAACATTTTAATTGGGTCGGGGAGTTAATCAAAGACTACATTTGAGCGAGAGACCGGGTTCGAACCGGCGACCCTAACCTTGGCAAGGTTATGCTCTACCAACTGAGCTACTCTCGCAAATGGGTATTCCTATTTAGCTTAAATTAACCAGTAGTTTGTTAATATACACTTGTTGGTTTTACATACCCTGTTGAGCCACCTGACGGACTCGAACCGCCGACCATCTGATTACAAATCAGAAGCTCTACCAACTGAGCTAAGGGGGCTTGAAGATTACTTCTTCAACAATACACTCAAAGTGTCTGCATGAGCGTCTACACTATCAATCAAAGAATCGATGTTAGTAGAGTCCATACAAGTTGAATCTTTACAAGTTGAATCTGTAGAAGAAGTTGTGGTTGAATTTGAGCAAGAAGCCAAAGTAACCAAAGCAGCGATAAATAATACTTTTTTCATTTTATATAAATATATAGTCTTTAAATTTTTGTACTGCTGGCCGGAATCGAACCGGCACGAACCTTACGGTCCATTGGATTTTAAGTCCAACGCGTCTACCTATTCCGCCACAACAGCATATTTTTTAAACATCCCACTCATCCGCTCCTACTTGTAGGCATTCAAGTAATGAAGCATTACGGAATTGTTCTTTATGTTTAAAAGCTGACCAAATTACTTCAAGCTGCAATCCTACTTTGTCTGATTTTGATAGAATCTCATCACACTTAGCATTAAAAATTGCTTCTTGTTTTGCTTGTTCTTCTAATTCGTTCATGATATAAATATATAAAAAGATCTTTATATTTCCAAGCTTAAGTACATTCCTTATGCAGGAACGTACTCAAGAGCCAAATCATATAATCTTTCGTTCAAAATCATATCTTGTTTAAAGTTTTTGATTTTACGAGCTTTACGAACTTTAGTTCCATACTTGTAACTAAACAAACCATGAGTCAATTTCTCTTGAATCACATTATATACTGACCACAAATCGTTTCCTTTATCTTGAGGACGAGTTGGGGTAAGCAAATCATCAAAATCAATTTTAATATTTTCGATTTCATCTTCTGAGAAACGAGTTGCAAGAGCTTTTTGAGCAAAATCAAGCATTTGTTCTTGACCTAACTCTACTGCACGAAACTTATTAAGTGATTCAACTGTCAAAGGCAATTTTTCAACAATTGACTTAATTGTGTTTTGCAATTCTTCAAATGAATAACCATAATGTCTAATTTTCATGTTTTCAAACTCACGGGAAGAAACAACCAAACCATTTTCACAAACCATACGGAACAAACCGGCAGTGAAGGTAAATGCATTTTTACCATCATGTGAATTTGTTAACAAAATTTGTGGAAACACGTTATCACCATCTTCTGAAGTGATTTGAATATCATTATTACGGAACACAACCAAGTGCTTTTGGAAACCAATACCTTTACGGGCACGAACTTCTTTAGCATCTACAACACCCCAACCAAGAGCTGACATATCGTCAATAATCTTATCGGTAGGAATGTGAGCATACTTTTCACTAGTTCCAGGAGCACTGGTAGCAGTAAAAATTGAAGGCGCTTTAGAGCGAATTTCTGACTTGTTGATGAAATTTGAATTTTCTAGATTTAACATAACTTTTATTTTTTTAACTTTTTTCTATGACATGAATATACGAAAGGGATCCTGGGGAGCCAAATTTACTGCACAGGAAATGTCATTTAGAATCATTCTAAATAGGATTTCCAAGCAAGGTTTTAGTGTGTAAGGATCCACCTAAATAACGTTGATAAGTACCATCGTCATTCATTTCAATTTCTTTACCTTTTAATACTTTTTTAATTACTTCAGGATCAGTAACTACAGGTGCACCTTTAGATAATAAAATATCTTTTAACTTACCTGATACCTCTAAATAATATCCTGATTTTTTTAATAAATCAGCATAGTGGTTAATTACTTTAGATTTTGCCTCAGAAGAACCATCATGACCTATAGCTGCTAATTTATTTCCAGCAGGTTGTTTTTTATATGCACTTAAAGCATCGGGTTCAGGATCAGCGTCTATATTAATAACTTCATAATCAGCATCGGCTTCCGAACCTAATACGTCTGCTGCGCTTTTATAATTTACATTACCGCCTATAGGCGCATATGCTGTGTTGATTAGATTAAATATATCACTAGCATATTCTTCTTTTTCCTTATCACTTAAATCTACCCATTTATTTAAGGGTAATTCTTCTTGTAGTAAAGGATTGTTTTTTAAGTAAGCTCTATAATCGAAAGACATTATTTTACGTATTTGTTATAAATATCGACAAACACATAAAACGGAATTCTATGACCTAAATCTTCTACTCTTTCGATATCACAATGAAACTCAACTTGTTCAAGTATATCTTCTGATTTAGCAGGATCAATAATGGTATCTTCCATACCTAAAACAATAACTGGAATAAAACTAGGATCAATATCACTTAATACTAATGATTTTAAATTAGGTTCTATGGGACGAGAGTGAATAGCAGGGTTAAAAACTAAACAATCAACTTTATAATGATTAGCAAGTAACAAACCACAATAACCACCCATTGAAGAACCAATAATCAAATCAGGTTGAAACGATTCAACCATATACATAAGCTCTTCTT